CCTGTATTCAAAATGGAAGCTATATATTTTGCAAATCGATTTCCACGAGATTCACTGGTTGTATCAAATCCAGAAGTTTCTGCAGCTATCATACGTCCAAATGATTCAATTACATTACGAACTTCATATAATTCTGTTTCTTGCGCATTATCTTCAAGATATAATGAGCGACGAATCGTTGTAATTGGTAAGATTGCTTCCAACGGTTCCTTGGAGGATTGAATTGCTTCCAAGAGAGTTGTTGCTGTATAACTTCGTTGACGCACCATTTGTTTCAATGATAAAAATGTAGATGCTCGACGTCGTAAAATCGTAAGAAGACGTTCACTGGAATGTTGTTCAACTGGATGTTCGGATAACAGAGATGTAACAATCTCTTCCAATTGAACTTGATCAGAATATATCTTATCGATGTTTGCAATTTCAATTACAGCACCGGGAGCCTCCAATTCTGGAAGAGGATCTAATTCTGGTTCTGGTACAAAGGGTTCTGGTTCTGTTTCTGAAATGGCTGGTTCTATGTACAAAATAGGAACTGGTGGTCCTTGAAACTTAAAGTCGATTCGTTCGACAGTCTCCTTTCCCTCACGTTGAATGATCAATGCATCCTCGTCTTCGGTCGAAATAACATCCACTACATGAACTTTTTCAGGAGTTGGATCTATTGTATACAATAAAATATCACTATCAGCTAATACAGCTAACTGTTTTGAAAACCAATAAGAAGATCGTTTGGCATGAAATTGAATCTGTTCCACCCCTAAAGAAGCATCAAATTCACCTGAGTCTGAATTAGTTGGAAAATCATACACACGGCGTCCCTGTGGTTTTACTCGAATCATTGTTTCATCACGAAATACAATACGACCTGTGACAGTTCCATATGCTTTGCTAATAATAGTAATACGATCACCCAATTCGGGTACAAGTTCTTCTTCGGAGATCACACTCATGCTTCCTCTGGTTATACAGGAGGAACTTTCAATGTAAAAAAATGATACGCTCTAGGATATAAAGACTATCTTCTATATAGATATAACAATGTCTCAGTTTAAAGAGTTAATCGAACGGTTTCCAACTACAGAAGGTCTTTTCACATATTTGAGAGGTCCTGAAGGAGGATCCTTAAAAGTTATAGAACGGTCTAATGAAGCGATTATACGATATGAAAAAGGAACATCAGATTTTACAGTTCCTCATGTAAAATTCTTTCGTTCTGTTGTATGGAATAAAGAGACACATCGACCTGTCTCGGTGACTCCTTTTAAAAGTATAGAAGGCGAATCACTACCAGTGGCAGACAATGAATCACTTTCCACATATTCAATTGAAACATTTATGGATGGAATACTGATTGGAACATATTGGAATGGAACCACTTGGAAAATTCATACACGCTCTATGTTAGGAGCAAATTGCAGGTATTATTCTCAAATAACATTTAAAACAATGTTTGAACATGCAATATCTGTTCATTTCTATGATCAATTAGACAAAACTGTTTGCTACAGTTGGATTCTTCAACATCCTGAAAATAGGATTGTATGTGATGTTCGATATCCTCGTATTATTTTAGTAGGAGCAAATCGAATTCAAACAGATGGAACAATAATTCCTCTTGGTCATACAGACTTAGATTCTTTGAAAACATACTTGCCAAAACAACATATCTTTCCATCATGGGATGCCATGAGAGCACGATTACTAGAATGGAACGAACGTTATAAACATAACATGCAAGGATTTGTTGTTAGAGAAGTCTCCACTGGAACACGATGGAAACTTCGAACAGAATCTTATAATAATGTTCGATTAATGAGAACAAATACCCCTCGATTAGATTATATTTGGTTAACACAATGGAAGGCAAAAACCCTTCTTAGCTACCTACGAATCTATCCTGAAGAGAAACGTCAAGCAGATATAATTATTAATCGTTGGAAGACAGTTGCAAATGAACTCTTTCAACTATATACAGCAAAATTTAAAGCACGAACTGCTCCTGAGGTTCCTCCTAAATTTAGAAGCATTCTTCAAGCTATGCATCAACATTATTACAATGTATTAAAACCGGATGGAAAAACTCTTACCTTCCGTGAAGCTGTTGATTGGATGAATCAACGAGATATTCCTCAAATGTTATATTTAATTAATTATGATTTGCGTCCTACAGCACAAGAGATTCCAATTGAACCCTCTGTTCATGCAGCGGAAGCTCCTACAGCCGAAGCTCCTACAGCGGAAGCTCCTACAGCGGAAGCTCCTACAGCGGAAGCTCCTACAGCGGAAGCTCCTACAGCGGAAGCTCCTACAGCGGAAGCTCCTACAACAGAAGCTCCTGCAGCGGAAGCTCCTGCAGCGGAAGCTCCTACAGCGGAAGCTCCTACAGCGGAAGCTCCTGCTGAAATAGTTGTACCCGTTGAATAAAGATTCTGCGCTTTTTTAAATATTTCATACTTCACAGAGAAAGTAGAACTTCCTATGTGTGGTGTGTGGGGATGCTTAGGACATCCAACATGGACACTTGAATCATCAGATGTAATAGAACAAGTGGAGACACTTCTTGCACGTGGACCTGAAGAAGTTTGTTATGCTGCTCCTCCCGACTCGAATCTTCTATTTGGATTTACACGCCTTGCCATTAATGGGGTAACACCTGTCAAAGGAGCATTCACAATGCAACCCATTCAACAGGGATATTGGACCCTTATGTGCAATGGAGAACTCTATAATCATCAGCAATTAACAGAAGAATTTAAATGGAATATTCCAGCAGGATCAAGTGATTGTGCTATTCTGCCATATCTCCTATCCACAGTACTTCCATCTCACGCATTTCGAATTATAGATGGAGTCTTTGCCATTTTAGCACATGATGCTACAACAAATACATTATTGGTGGCACGGGATCCCCTCGGGGTTCGACCGCTATTTGAAGGGGTTACAAAAGAAGGTGTAAAGATGTGGGCAAGTGAACTCAAAGCTCTTTCTCATTGCACTCATGTGACTCCTTTTCCTCCAGGAACCTGGAAGCGATATGATTGTAAAACCTATGAATGCATTAGTGGAGATCAGTATTATAAACTTCCTATTCATAAACAATACAGTTATACAGAAGAGGCAACAGCTTCGTTAGGGTTGCGTCGATCCTTAGAAGCAGCAGTACAAAAACGAGTCTTGATCACAGAACGACCGGTAGGAGCCTTATTGAGCGGTGGATTGGATTCGAGTTTAGTAGCAGCTCTTGCCGCAAAACACCTTCCTACAAAACTTCATACTTTTTCGATTGGTATGCCAGGATCCACCGATCTTATTTATGCAAAACAAGTGGCAGAGCATATTGGAAGTATTCATCATGAAATTATGTTAGAACCAAAAGACTTCTTGGACGCCATTCCTCATGTCATTAAAGCCATTGAAACTTATGATATTACCTCTGTACGAGCATCGGTTGGAAATTGGTTGGTTGGAAAATGGATTCGTGAACATACAGATATTAAAGTGGTATTAAATGGAGATGGAAGTGATGAAGTAGGGGGAGGATATTTGTATTTTTACCGTGCTCCTACAGAGGAGGAGTTTGAATCTGAATGTAGGAGGCTGTTGAAGGAGATCCATTTATTTGATGTGCTACGTTCAGATCGTTGTATTTCCTGCCACGGCTTGGAACCTCGCACTCCCTTTTTGGATAAACATGTGGTGGGAACCTGGTCAATGGCATCTACTGCATTGCGACGTCCTATAAAAGGATTTCGTGTTGAAAAAGAATTATTGCGCAATGCATTTGCTAAAACAGGTCTTCTTCCTGATGCAGTCTTATGGCGTCGAAAAGAAGCCTTTAGCGATGGTGTTAGCTCTACTCATGATTCTTGGTATAGCAAAATTCAAGACCATGTCAAATCATTGTGTCTTCCATCTGTTACCACAACTCACAACCCTCCAACATCGCTTGAATCCCTTTGGTATCGATCTTTATTCAATACATATTATGGGGAAACAAAGGCAACGGTGATTCCTCATATGTGGCTTCCTAAATGGAGTGGCGAGACAACAGATCCCTCCGCACGAACATTAACTCTTTATTAATGTATATAATTTATTTCACACAGTGTTACAGTGTGATATATTATGCAGATCCTAATTGTTGCTGAAGTCCTGCAATCGTAGAGGCAGATTGTTGTTGGAGGGTTTCTAACTGATTCACTCGTTGCATAGTTTGTTCCACCAAGCTCATCAGCTCTTGGGTGGCTCCATAGTGCATCGCATTGATTTGTCCTGTTTCAATCGATTGAAAATCATCATATCCAAAGGTAGATCGTAAAAAGATTGAGTTTGGAAAAACATGTTCAATATCTTGAGCAATAAATCCTAGTTGGTGATTATCTTGGATTAGACAAGTACTTTGAAATAGAGGATCCCATTGAAAGTATTTCAGATCAATTCCTTTCATAGTAGAATAACAAATTGATGTATTCGCACTCATAATATCTTGTTTTACACGTTTATCTGAGTTACCTGTAATACTCCCAGAAGCATAGATATTTCCAGTCACATCCAATGTAGCTTGAGGAGTCGTTGTTAAAATTCCTACACGGCTATTGGATCCTAAAAACAAGGGCGGGCTGGCAGCAGCTGCTCCTCCTGGATAAAATGCGATATTTGTGCTTGCAGGAGATTGCATTCCAAAATAGTTCGAGTAAGGAGCTCCTTGAAGACCAAATCCAAACCAACCAATATATGATGTGAGTGTTGATTTTTGAAAGGTTGTATAGAGTGAATTGGAATCCTGTGCACCTTGAAGTATAAGAACTCCTCTATCATTTTGAATCCGTGATTGTCCAGTTACATCCAAGGTATAGAGAGGATTTATAGTATTGATGCCTACCCGTGATGTTGAAAGTGTAAGAGGATAGGTATAGGTTCCACTGGAGATAGAACGGAAGTACAAATTTGTATTTGCATTAACTCCCCCAACATATTGGGTCATATCAAAATAAGCTTGTGCAGCGGCTCCAACAAAACATTTCATGGATGTGCTTGCAAATACGGTAGGACTCCACATATTGAATCCCGCTGCCGTGACCTCATTGGCATATGCATTAGGACTTTGATTTAGTCCAACTACAATGGTGCTTGCGACTAAAGAATTGAGTTGTGCATTCAGACTACTAATATTGTTTGATATAATGGAACTTGTTGTAAGGGAACCATTGATATTCACCGTTCCATTTACATCCAATCTATAGGCAGGAGTATTGCAGTTAATACCAA